CTAATCTAATTCAGTTAGTCTAAATAATTTACCGTTTCTAAAGATCATTTCACATCGATGGTTATTTTCATCAACTAATGTTGCCTCGAACAACCCCTCTTGCGGAACTTGAATATCTTCTGCGAAATTGTAAGTCTTTCCGTTAAATTCAAATGTCTTTGCCATATTTTTACTCCATTTTTAATACCGCACCGCCAATATCAATTTTATAAGCATCAATTATTTTCTTTCGTATTTGCTTAAATTCTTTTCCGTGTCCTTTAAAATGACACTCGATAGTGGCATGTGCTAACTCGTGATAAATTGTATCTATAGTAATACCATCTTTATGATTATCTGTACTTAATTCAATTAAACAAAAATCATCATTTGGATAACAATATGTCGTACCTAATCGTTTTTTACTTCTACCAGTATATTTGTGAATCAACAAATCAGGTTTAAAAGAGTATCCTAAGGCTTCAATATTTGTAATCGCTTTTAGAAATATATCAGCATACGGCATCATATCGTCATCAAGATATAGTGTACTCATAATGTTTTCTTCCAATAATAAACTATTAGTTGACTGTTGCAAACCGTGCAACTCGGAGATATTTGGATCACCTACCATCTCACAACTTTAACCAATGCGGATGCGCCTTTAAACTCTGAACCTTTAAAGTGCGCTAAACCCTCAAAGCGTTTATCTTCATAACCTACTGTTTCATATACTTCACCATTAGTCATTACAGTTACACCAGCTAATATACTATGTGGTTTATCTAACTTGATTCTGTATACATCGACTTTTTGTTCCTCTGTGTTAGCAACTACCGCCGTTCTATCAGATTTTTCTGTTGCTGCTTTAGGTAAATTAGGGTTGCTATGTGCAATATCCTTTTTCACATTTTCTGCAGCTTGTTCGACTGTAGATGCTTGTGTATAGTAAGTCGCTACTGGTTGAGTTCTTTCCTTAATGGAAATAACTTGTTGTGCTTCAGCTTTGGTAATATGTATAGCATTAGCCAATTTTACAGGATCTTTTACTTGTTCCTGTTTTAATAACACAGGCTTTTCAACCTGATGTGAATTATATATAGACACCCCTACAATGGCTAAAATAATTAAAATTAGCCCCCCTATGAGAATTTTATGTCGTTTTAGGTAACATAATACCTTGAAAACCCAAAGGCTCATCATAGACCCCTTTCTTGCATTTCTTGCGAGAACATTTCTAATGCTTGTGCTTTTTCTGCATCAAACCGTTCAACAAGATTTTCACGCAACCAACTAGGATTACCTTCATAGTTCCATGGATGCAACTTTCGCTGTTCATATGCACCATTAATTAAATCCCAATCGAATTTAATGTCGTTTACATAAGATAAGTTCCAATCAGGCTCCCAACCCGGAACATATTGCATTGCCTCTTTAAAAAGATTAACAACTTCACCGGGACCATATTGAACGGCCGCAGAAAATACAACATCACGCAATGCTCGGCTATGGATATTAACATCAAATAATTGATTGGCTAATTCACTACATGCCACATCATAATAAGCATATTTGATGTAGTCATGCTGCATTGCCATAAATCCATTAGGGTCTATGGTTCCCAATTCTTGCCATTTGTTAATGAATTCATCGGAATTGATAGGACCTGCACTTTGAAGGGCTCTTGCATAATCTTTGTAAAACCCATCTTCTTGACGCAAGCCCCAACCAAGAAACGCATCTACACTTCCGCAATTACTTGCTAACTGATAAGCACCATACGAAATTCCCCCAAAGTCCCCCTCACCTGTAGATACAATAGCTGGGTCTCCATTGCTTTCATACGCAGCACTTAATTTTCCTAGTTCCATTTGTTTTGCTCCTTCCTATTTGATTCACGTCCTCCTAAATAACCAACGAGTCCGGAGGAAATGCTCATGGCCAATTCGTTATAACCATAAAGGACGGCCATTATATTGACCGCCCCTAAGACGAGGATTGTTAACACCTCACGAATACTAATTTTTTCAATCATTTAATCGCATCCTTTATTGATTTTACGAACGCTATCAACTCTTTAACCAAACTCATCGCACGTTGAAACCATGCACTCTCTACAAATTCAAGTTCAATCATGTTTTCTACAATACTTGCCAACTCAACCATGATTGGCACTAGATACATCATTGTAGATAGGAATACATCAATTCTACCTAGTATTGGTACATCTATATCTGGTAATATCAACAAAATAAATGACAATAAGAAAAGCCAAGGATAAGACTTAACCAGTTTCTTAGTCATATCTGCCCTTAGCTTTCCGCTCACTAGGAATCTGCGTTGTTTACCATTTACATCAACACTCGCCCATCCTCGCCATATAATCGCAAGGAACATATTTTTAATGGTTAGTTCTCTATTGGTCGCTAAATTAAAATTGCGTGCCTCAACTAAGACACGCAAGAATGTATCGACAAACACCAACACAACACTCGTAAATATGGCTAGTGAAATTCGCACAGCTTCTGTTACGTTAAACCCCTCAATCATGAAAGGTGCTAATACAACCTCAATCATTTATTCCCCCTAATTGCTAATCTTTACCCATTTACCATTAATGCCAAAATACACCTCTTCCCCGTTGTAACCAATTTGCCCAGTAAATACTGGTGTAGTTGTTTCGGTAATATTGGCCAATGAGTACACAAAGTCTGCTAGTTTGACTGACTTCATTTGTACGAATTGTGTAATTTGTGGGAAATCTCTATTTTTAGCTGGAACGATTGTACCTGTCATTAGATTGTTAGGCATACTAGCTGTATTCTTAACCGCTTTGAAATAGATTTGCCCTGCCTCTTTTGCTGCACCATCATCGGATTTATTCACATTGTTCTTTTCGGTGAATGGTGTTTCAACCATAACTACACCACTTTGTAATACGTATGCATGGCTAGTGTTACAATGGTTTTCTGTTCCTGTTAATAGCACCATACCACCTGCTACTTGTAATGCAGCCCAACCACTAACAAATGTTACGTTAATCAATTTCAACATACTATCATCTTGTGATTGGATTACTACATTGTTACCGTCTTTATTTGTAGATTGTTTCACGCTATCCAACTTACAATTTTCAAATGTACAAGTTGTATCGAATATCTGGATTTTGCGGTTATCACTAGCACTTGTGCCAAGGAATGATACGTTTTTAAAGTGGATATTATTACAGAACTCGATAACCATAGGAGGTAAATTAGCAGTACCACTACCATTTGTTGTGAATATTACTTTATTGTGGATATTCCTCAATCGTAGTTCGGTATGGTTTTTATCTATATCGCCCATATCATCTGGTCTAGTATATTCACCTGCGCTAATCTTGACTGTAACTGTAGAGTGTTTAGCGTTGTTAATGAACCGCACCGCATCAGCCAAATGTGTAAACGGAGAATGAACATCACCAGTTTTTAACGCACCAGTATAATTTCTATCAACATAGATTTCTAATGATGTTGCTTGACCAGCAGTACCATCTCTTAATAATTCCCTGTTGTATTCAATGTGTCCGTTACCGTAGTAAGTGATTTTAGGTGATGCAATCTGATCGCCTAGCAAATACAAGTTACACCCCATTTGTAAGAATGTAGCTTGATAATTTTGCACATAAAGGTTTTCTTTTGCAAAACTGCGTGTAGCAGTAACCATTACATCCCTAGGGTTTAACTTGCGATAAGAAATAGGCACTTGCGAAATGCCATGATGGTTAGATTTCAAATAATCAACATTAACAGGGTTACGCATTGCGTTTCGTTCCATAGCGTTGTAATTACTATCACCCTCGAATATTGCCGTGCGGTTTAGGTAATTGATTTCTAAACAAGCGGACACGTTGTTGTAATCATCGTTGTTAATGGAGCGATAATAGTTATAATCATCATCACTGCAATTATAGAAAGTAATGGATGCACCATTAAAGTTGATTGTTTGTGGAGTAATAGTTTCTACAGGAACATTTTTATCAGTACATTCAGCTTTAATTCCATTCGCAATATTTTTCAAAACCTCTGCGGTCATTCCGTATCTACCCTCAACTGCGGTCTTTTCCGCATCAGGTAAATACATTTTAGCAATCTTGCCACGCTTAATAAGTTCTGCAAAGTTTCCGATGTGGTCGCTATGGTAATGTGATACAAAGCCAAACTCAAACTTTTCAATGTTATTATCTGTCATGCATTTAAGAATGGAATTTAAGTTAGCATCTGTTTTAGGTAAGCTATCGATGATAAACCATTTACCATCTACACTAATAAATGAACAATCTCCACATTCTGTAGCACCATCTGCGAATAGTGGATGCGTGATAGTCATTTGTTTATTAGCACCATTAGATACGGAACCTACATCACCTTTCTTAACGAATGCATCATCAATTTGTTTCTTATTGTAAATTGCAGTTCCATAGTGCTTAGTTGTTAGAACTGTAAAACTATCCGTGCCGTCATAGTGCTTAAATTCTTTGCCTTTCATAAACACATTAACAGATGCATCGCCATATTCAATGCCATCATTGGTAGATACTTTAGCTATACCAACGCCATGACCATCTGTTTTGAATCCCTCAATTAAGGTGTTGTTAGCCATTTTGATTGCACCAGTTATGTTGCCACCAGTTAGTTTTAGATAATCAAGGCTAGCTAATTTTTGTGTGTTGATAGAATTTTCATATTCACGGCTTGGGTCACCTACATAAATATCTACTTGGTGACGTTTGTTTGGCTTTTGAGTTAGTACTGCAAAATAGAACTTGCCATTGTAGTAAGCGATGTCTTCGATTTCCGTTTCACGGTTAATTTCAATAATCTGTTTAACCGTACCAAATGGTGTACACTCTACAAGACTTCCTAATGTTGCGGACATGATTGCGCCATTCAACATGAAAGCACCGTTATTGTTCATATCCGGATAGATATAATCGACTTGGTAAGTCTTGAGCTTTTTGAACTCATCATTGTACAGATTAATAGTTCGTACTCTTTGGTTACCTGC